CCGAGTGGCGGTGTTTCGATGTCGTATGCGAACATCGATTCCTCGAATACGAGCACGAGCATCGGTTCTCGTCTGGCCTTCCGCGGCAAACTCGTGAGGGCGCAAAGCGTGGCTGCGTATAAGGCGTTGAGCGAGGCTGCGTAAAGCGAAGCGCGCAAAGCGGGAGCGAAGCGACAAAACGAAAGCCGTGGTATTACCGGCGTAAGCCGGTCGAAAAATTTTAGAATTTTCGCTGGAACCTGGTGGTGCTGCTGTTTTCGTTGAAATATTGTCGCTTTGCAACTGATTTTGAGTATAATCGCTTGAGTTGGCGGGAATATGAGTAACTTTGCATCTTGGTAGAGTTTCCTAATGGGCCGTGTGGTCTATCGCGGGTGCTACAGTGCGAGTGCGTATGGCGGTGTGTCGTATGCGTATGTGGGTTACGATGCTTCGTATGCGGGTACGCTTGTCGGCTCGCGTCTGGAAATCAAAATATATCGGCGTACAACGATGAGGACGCGCTCCTCGATGTGGTGCCGAGGGAAACGAGCCACAGCAACAGCGTCCATGAAAGGACGGAAAGCTGAAACATCAAGTGTCGGGCAATAGAGTTTGGTAGGCCGGTAACGGTTCGAAGAAGTTTGGCCCGGGGAAAGGAAGGCCCATATCTTCCGTAAACGAGAAACAGAGAACCCTATGCGCAGAGAAGGCTACATCATGGAGGAGGTGACGGACTACGGCAACATGTCGGAGGCGTTTGACGCTGTGTTGCGGGGCAAGAAGCGAAAGACGTGCAGGCAAGGTCGCTATCTGCTGGAGCACCGTGACGAGGTGATAGCGGAACTGACGGCAAAGCTGAAGAACGGCACGTTCAAGCTCGGTGGCTATCATGAGCGCATCATCTGTGAATATGGTAAAGAACGGCATCTGCAGATATTGTCGATGAAAGACCGCATAGCGGTGTATGCAGTGATGAATGTGGTGGACGCACATCTGCACAAGCGTTTCATACGAACTACGGGGGCGAGCATCAAGGGACGTGGCACGCACGACTTGATGAAGTGCATACAGCGAGATCTGAATGCAGACCCAGAGGGAACGACATACTGCTATAAGTTTGACGTGAGGCGGTTCTATGACAACGTGAAGCCGGATTTTGTAATGTGGTGTTACCGCAGGGTGTTCAAGGACGAGGTGCTGTTAGGACTGCTGGAGCACTTTCTGCACCTTCTGCCTGAGGGCATCAGTTTCGGGCTGCGCAGCTCGCAAGGGTCGGGGAATCTGTTATTGTCTGTTTTCTTAGACCATTATCTGAAGGACAAGTACGGCGTACGTTATTTTTACAGATATTGTGATGACGGCGTGGTACTCGGTAAAACGAAAGCGAAACTATGGATGATTCGTGACATCATACATGAACAGCTGCAGAAAATTGATTTGGTGGTAAAGCCCAATGAGAGGGTGTTCCCGACTGCTGAGGGAATAGACTTTCTGGGCTATGTTATACGGCCAAACAATGTGCGTTTAAGGAAACGCATCAAGCAGAAGTTCGCAAGAAAGATGTGCGAGGTAAAATCGAGAAAAAGAAGGCGAGAGCTGACAGCATCCTTTTATGGGATGACAAAGCATGCCGACTGTAACAATTTGTTTAATAAATTAACAGGCAAAACAATGAAAAGTTTTAAGGACTTAAATGTGGCTTACAAGCCAGAAGACGGCAAAAAGCGCTTCGCGGGTACAGTAGTAAGTATCCGCGAGTTGGTAAACATTCCTATCATCGTGAAGGACTTTGAGACGGGCATCAAGACGGAGCAGGGTGAAGACCGCTGCATCGTATCGATCGAGATGAACGGCGAAGCCAGGAAATTCTTTACCAACAGTGAGGAAATGAAAAATATCCTCGCCCAGATTAAAGAAGTGCCGGATGGCTTCCCATTTGAGACAACGATCAAGACGGAAGTGTTCGGCAAAGGTCGAACCAAATACGTTTTTAGTTGATGAAAAGAGCACAAGGAAGTTTGGAGGTGAAACTGCTTGAATGCGTGAACCCCATCAAAAACAAGTGGCGCGTTCGTTGGGACGTGCAAGAACATGATGACGGAACTGCTGACTACATGGAGGCAGAACTGACACACAAGCCGACTGACGAGGAAATAAAAGACCTCGTGAGAAAATGGTACAACCAACAAACGGATGCAGCAATATTGTCGGGCTTCAGCTATGAAGGAGCCCCCGTGTGGCTCTCGCAAGAGAACCAGTACAACTATAAGGCTGCATACGATTTGGCCGTCCAGACGGACGGGAAAACGCTGCCAGTGACATTTAAGTTCGGCACTGATGAAAGTCCAGTGTACCATACGTTTGAAACGCTTGATGAACTTGCAGATTTCTACACGAAAGCCGTTAAGCATATACAAGAGATGCTGGAAAATGGCTGGAAGAATAAAGATGCAATAGATTTGAGCAAGTACAGCGCTTAAAAATCCCTTCGGGGGAGGATGTAAAAAAAGCCCCCGGCCTGTTAAAAAGCAACGCCAATCACTTTTATAACAACGCTCACAGCGCACGACCGGGGGCATATACCCTCTGCCGCGCTGTGAGCATTTTTGTTGTCATAAAGTGATTGGCGATACAAAGGTACATAATTTAGTTGAAAATGAAAGTATTTGAGATATTGAATTTTAACCGCGAGCCGTTAAAAAGGCTACAACAGGCAGGGATACGCATCGAAGATGTGGAATATATAGACTTGTACAACGACTATCGCGTGATGCTCGGTGGTGGCGAAAAAGTCTCATACATTGTGGCGACACTTGCAGATCGCTATCATGTGAGCGAGCGCAAGGTGTACACGCTCATCAAGCGATATGGTCGAGAGTGTAGCACTCAGGTGCTCGGGGGATAAAGCACAAGGCTTTTGAAAACGTGCTGCAAAAGGCTTGCAGTGTGATTTGCTTGTGGTGTTACTTTTTGATGCGGAAGCGTGGTAACTTTGCCGTATCAAAAGTAAAATACGATGAACAAATACTATTTATTATTGGGGAAGGTGCTTGCTGAAGGCAAGACCCAACAGAACAAAAAAGGCAAGATAAAATTCTTGCTCAACGAGCAGCTGACGCTCACACCGGCTGACCTGCTCGACATATTTGAGAGCCACGGCATAGCGAGGAAGAAACTGAAAGAAGAGCTGAAACTGTTTATGCAAGGAGAGCGCAATGTGGAACGATACCGTGAGGCAGGCATAGCATGGTGGGACTACTGCGGCCAGATATTGGTGAACAGTTACCCTACCTACATGGAGAAACTGCCACCACTGATTGAGCGCATCAACAAGGAGAAACGCAACAGCAAAAACTATGTATTGTTTCTCGGAGCAACGGATGCAGAGAGCAACCAGGCACCGTGCCTGAGCCTTGTGCAGTTTCAAATAGAGGACGGTGCATTGGTTGTGTCGGCGTATCAGCGCAGCTCCGATGCAAACCTCGGACTTCCTTCAGACATTTACCACCTTTATCTGATGGCTCGACAGATAGACTTGCCGCTAAAGTCTATCACGCTGAACCTGGCGAATGTACACATCTATGAAAACAACATAAAACCCACTGAACGACTTCTCGCTGGTGAGGATAATATAAAATTTGAACTGAACGTATGAGAGGGAAAATGCACATGGCAGCACCTCTGCCTTTTGTCGGACAGAAGCGCATGTTTGCAAAGGAGTATATCAAGATTCTGCCCCAGTTCAACGACAAAACGGTGTTTGTGGATTTGTTCGGTGGCAGCGGTTTGCTGTCCCATATAACGAAGCATTTGCGTCCAGAGGCAACTGTGGTATATAACGACTACGACAACTACCGCGAGCGATTGGCACATATACCTCAGACAAATGCGCTGCTCGCTGATTTGCGAGCGATTGTAGGCAATACGCCAAAGCACAAGCGGATAGATGGTGTGATGCGTGAGAAGATGTTTGAACGCTTGAGGCATGAGGAGCAAACGGTGGGCTATATTGATTTTATAACCATCTCGGCATCGGTGATGTTCTCGATGAAGTACGAACTGAGCATCGAGGAGATGGAGAAGCAGACATTATACAATAATATCCGAAAGAACGACTACCCGACAAGTGAGGACTATCTGGAAGGCTTGACGATTGAATCATGTGACTATCGTGAACTATACGAAAAGTATAAAGACGAGCCGAACGTGGTGTTTATAGTAGACCCTCCTTATTTGTCCACAGAGGTTGGAACATACAAAATGTACTGGCATTTGTCTGACTATCTCGATGTGTTGAATGTGCTCAAAGGAAAGCCGTTTGTTTATTTCACATCAGATAAGTCGTCTATCATTGAGCTTTGTGAATGGTTAGGCAAGAATAAAACGCTCGGCAATCCCTTTGAAGGTTGTAAGCGTTTCGAGTTCAATACGCATGTGAACTTTGATGCTGGTTATAAAGATATGATGCTCGTGAAGTCTAATGCCGCATAA